ATAATTTAATATAAGTACTCATAATTATTCTTCTTCTTTTGGACCACTACCTGCTCCGAAATTTAGGTCTTCATCAGTTTCATCTTCCTCTTTATCTGAATCGTCTTCATCTTGATCGTCATCTTGATCTTCTTCTGACTCATCTTCCATTGAAACCTTTTTGATTGCTGCAACCAAAAGGTTAGAAGCTTCTTCTTTTTCGATTTCCATTTTTTCCATGATTTCATCAATCATGTCTTTAATGTCATCTTTGAATTCTTCCAATAATTTTTCTAATTGTTCTTCATCTACTTCAGGTTCAGTAGGCATGATCGGTTCATCAGAAGTTCCTGGTATTTCAGTATCTTCAGTTTCTTCTGAGAACATATTGAAATTTTCATTAAGGAATTGTTCAAACCTTAAAATTTTACCTTCTTCTACTGCTTTAGTCGTTGCAGTCGTTGGTTTAGCGTACATTGGATTAAATGGTTTTTTATTTGCTGCTCTAGAAACTACATCTCTTGTAATAGCTTTCCAAGTAGGGTCATAATTATGGTTGAAATTACCACCTTCCATATCTGGATTACGGTCTATCACTCTTTGATATTTTTCTAATTTTTCTTTTTTAGAATTAGGATCAAATGGCATAGCTTCTTTAGGCCCACCATATGGTTTAGCCTTCATATCGCTAAATTTTTCGACATTTGGATAATCTCTGCGTTTGACGTTGAACATGTCCATGATTAGTATTGGTTATTTCTTATTGTCCTACTCTTGATTCAGTATAAGTATCTGCAGAGAATTGAGCAGTCAATCTGTAAATACCATTGTCTTGTGTGTAATCTAATACAGTTTCCGTCATTTTCTTTGGTCCAATGAATACTGGAGCAAATACAAATTCCCTAAATATGCTTCCTGCCCTATTGAATTGAGTAATATATACACTAGCTGAATCTGTACTAGGTCCAGTATAATCTATCTTCAATCCTTGCTTTCCAGTTAGAGGATCATAGCTTAAATCTGACCATGCCCTTAATGCATTATAAATGTAATTGTCATTGTTTTCATTAAGGTTGATTTCAAATTCTATATCGAATTGGTGATATGTCCTTTCTGGTTTTGCTGGAGCATAAATACGGTCAGAAAACTTGTATTTTTGAACTGCTACTGCTGAACCAGAACCAGAATATTCAGGAAGGTTTGTAACTTTCAATACGTGCTCAAGCATTAGGCTTCCACCGAATCCAATTTTTCCTCTTATCGCTGGAGGCGGAGTTATAATGACTTCAAATTGGTTTAAGTAGATAGGTTCGTATCTTTCTCTACCTGCAACTGAATTCCTAAAATGCGAATAACCTGCCATCTTCTTTTATTTTTTGTTTATTTATTTGTGATAGGCTCTTCTGTTTGAGAATTCGTTTTCTGACCATACTTTGCTGGATCATGTACTGCCATTGCTTTATGTAGTTCTTTTTCTATACCTTTTAAATCTGAATAAGATTTTCCATGCAAAGTAAGCTTTGTAGCTGCAATTACGTCTTCTAAATTTCCTTCTATCTTTTCTTTAGCATATACTGAATTTGGATCAGGAGTCAATACTATTTCTATGCTAGGCAATATTTCAACTAAAAGGTTAGAGCCAAACCTTAAATCAAAATCTTCTTTTGTGAATTCAGAAAAAAGCATCTTGAATTTTTTCCCAGACTTGCAAGAGACTTCAGCCCATATCCTTTCTTGGTTATTGACCTTTTCTCCTCCTATATCTTTTATTAAATTATTCGATACTCTATATATGATCCTAATTCCAGCAGAATAAGCTCCTCTTTCTTCTTGACCTTCTACAAACCTTAATTTTTCTCCATATACAGTAACAGTATATTCAAAATCAGAAGATTGACCTGGTTCACCAGAAGATTCACCAGGTTCTTTATCTTTTACTTGGTTGATAGATGCATCATTTTTTGGAATATTGTCAGCTGGCTTATATTTAGTTATTCCATTTTCTGGTTTAACTAGAGTAAGGTCATTAGCTTGATCTAATCCTGATTTAGGTTCAGGCAATTCCAAAGTTTCATTTGTTTTCTTATTCTCAATTTTCTCATCTATTATTTTATTGATAGCTAAAATCAAGCTATTCAATAATGCTCCAGAATTGTATTTGAAATATTGAGAAGAAGAATAGGCTGAAATATATTTTAGGTCAGGATATACGTCAGATTCATGAATTTCAATATATTGAGAATTTTGGTTCCATATTGGGTGTTGACCCTTTCCTAAACTCTTCCAAGTGATCTTGAAACTAGCTAATGAATCTATTATTATACCGTTGCTTGTCAATTTTAACCTAGCGTTTTTTCTCCTTGAAACTCTTTGCCTTTATTAGATTTCTTACGGTTAGGGTCAACTGGCTTATAGTTTGCCCAAATTTCATTGTATATCCTACAAGAAGCTCCCATGAAATTGACGATCCCTACATATTTCTTTCGGTCTTCGCCTTTCATTTTTGAAATCTTTTTCCCAATATTTCTAGCATCGTCTAGATCAAGTTCTTCTTCATCGTTTTTTCCAACTAAATCCTTTAATGAATTTTCAGAAATCATGAATGACTTGAATGACTTTACTTTATGTTGGTCGTTTTTCATTTTATGGAAATTTGGTTATTTGCTTCCTTTAATAAGGAGTTTAGACATCTTAGGGTCAACTTCTTTCTTAATAGCATTTCCTTTTTCTTTAGGCAATGCTGACATTCCTGGCTTTACAGATTTAGTGATAGCTTTACCTTTTGAATTAGGAATTGGAGAAAGTCCTGGTTTTACTGATTTTGTAATCCCATTAGCTTTTTCTTTAGGCAAAGTCGACATTCCTGAATCTACAGATTTCTTTACAATAGTTCCTCTGCTTTTTGGAAGTCCAGCTTCTCCGGATTCAGGAGATTTTGTAATTTTGGAACCTTTAGTTGGAGCTCCTTTAGATAGATCTTGGTCTATTGATTTTTTTTCTAAAAGGAATTCGCGATAATTTAAAACAAGATTGCTCATTTTTGTGAGTTTTTTTAATTTTTCTTATTGATATTTATTTATCTGCAAAAAAGAAAAAAGGCTCCAATTGGAGCCTTTTCTTTAAAGAAATCTTAATTAATACTAGTAAGCATAACCACTAGAAGGTGCTACAGTACCAGTCAATACGCCAAGACCTGTTACGTTAATGGTCAAATATTGAGTTTCTGGGTGCCATCCTGCTTCAGTGATTGCATACCTTGACTTGATACCGATCTTTGGAGAGAATGTACCTTCAGCAATGGTCTGCAAAGATTCAGCCATGATGTAAGGCATGAACTTAACTCCTGGTTCTTCATCAGCTCCTTTACGACCAATGTGGATACGAGTATCGCTAAACTTCAAGTTAGGATCAACATATACAGTCATACCGTAAACTTTACCTGCTGGATAAAGTTGGCCTGGACCAGAAGGAAGATCGTTATTGAATGGTGCGAAAGAATAACCAGCTACGTCAGCTAAAGCTGCTGCAACACGACCGTTAGTAACGATGTGAGTACCTGCTCCAAAACGGCCACGGTGATAAATCAAGTTAGCCATTTCCAACATCTTAGTAACGATTCTACGTTGCAATGTAGAGATATTTTCAAAACCAGTAGAACCTACTGTAAGGTTTACGCCAGTGATTGAACCTGCGCCAGTACCTTCAACTGTATCTACTTCAGTAGCATGAGTAGAACCTAATGCAAGAACACGATCAACTAATTTCTTGTTGATAGATTGAGCTACTTCATTTACTCCAAAGTTTTCCAACATTGAAATTACGTCATAGTTCCAAACACGGTTAAGGTCTTGGATTTGTTCTACTGTTGCAGAAATAGCTACTTGATCGCCACGTGCTTCAATATATTTAGTGAACAAACGCAGACCCATTTGACGGAAGCGAGAAGCTTCAGCATCTGCTCTCAACATACCTTGTGGTTCCAAACCAGAAGTAGTGTTAAGGAATGGTCCTTGCAAATTACCTGAACCATCAGTCGCATTCCAGTTAGAGTCAGAGTATGAAGTAAAACCAGAAATAGCATTTTCCAATGCTGATACTAATTGTACGTCAACTGCTCCAAAACCGTTAGTGTTAGATACGATGTTAGAACCATATGGTGAAGAAAGGCCTAGACCTACATATGCAGTACCAGTACCGCTTGAGAAACCTGCGCTGCTACCTACATAAGAGTAAGAACCAACTGCAGTTGCTGAAATTGAAGCAAGAGCAGCACCTACTGAATATGAATTATTATTAGAACCTTCAACTACCTTAAGGATAGGAAGACCATTAACTCGTGATTTACCTACATATTCAAATACGAAATCTGAATAAGTACCAGATGGGTTGATGTATTGTCCAACTGAAATAGATGAACTGATTGCAGGTACAGTAACCATAAATGGTGCATATTGAGTACCTGTATTACCGCCTTGGTAAACATAATCCAAATAAGGCAAGAAACCTACTGGAGAATCCATAGGAACTACTCCTACTAGATCAAAACCGATAGTTTTAGCAGCTACTTGGATAGCTACTGGCAATAGGCTAGGGAACTTGTCGCCAGAACCTGATTGGCTAGCAGCAGTACCTGTTTGGCCATATGCATTTTTAGTGATGCTACCTGAACCGAAACCAGAGAATGGAGTCTGTACGTTAGTAGGTGCTTGGGTTACGCCCATAGCGCTAATTGAACCTGGCTGTTGAAGGAAAAGTCCTGGAGTAACCATTGATTCAAGGATTGGTGAAGCTTGGTCGAAAATTGCATGGTAATGCGCATAATCACTCAACCAAGGACGTTTTGCTTGAATCTCGGAAGTAGCTCCATAACCTTCTAAAATAGGGGCCCAAGTTTGGCGAATTGAAGGATCGCTAATCTTTTTGAAAATTTTTGTTGCCATTTTTAAAATGATTTTTTATCTGTTTGCTCTTAATTTGAGCATTTCGAGGTAGTTTTTAGAGTATCCTCTTAAACCCTCATTTACTTGTTCCAACGAGATGTAACCTTCTTTACCTTGGTTTTCGTTTATTGTATTATTTATAATTGATTCTGTTGCAATTCTTTCTTGAATTGGCCTTAAATTTCTGGAATCCCAGAATGCTTTAACTTGATATGGAGTATTCAATACGACATTAGAAGCTTGAGCTGCAATCCAATTCTTTTCATATTCAGTCATTGACTCAAAAATCTGTTTGTAATTAGATGGCATAAACCTTACATAATTAGGTATATTTTCTACCTGCTTATTAAGTACTGCTTCCATGATATTGACAACTTCATCTTCATTGAAATAGAAAGCGCCTTTCATAGTTTCAACGATTGCACTTTTAGTGTCTTGATCTAGCGCATAAAATGCATTCTTACGTGATTCACTTAAAAGCTTTAAGAAAGGATAACGATTTTCTAAAACAGCTTTAGCTGAATTGTTTGAAATGTTTGTCAAAATTCCATCTACTGCAGAAACAACATCGTCTACTGTAGAATTTTCATTGATTTGAACTGTTTCTAAACCTTCATTTAGTTTTTTGACTTCTCCTAATAGTTTACGAGTATTTGAAGTAACGCTAGCTGTTTCTTTTAAATTAATGGTTTCTCCAATATATTCAGTATACTTGATTCCTTTATTTAAACTTTCTCCTAGATAATTTGCATATTTGATTGCTTCATCCAAGCTTTTTGCTACATAATTGGTGAATTTTATTCCCTTTTCTGTAGTTTCAGCTACATGTTCAGCATATTGTATTGCATTATCAGTCGATTCAGCTAAATAATTTGTGAATTCTATTACCTTTTTAATGTTTTCAGTAATATGTTCTGAGTAATTGATTGACTGATTCAACCTTTCTGCTAAATAGTTAGAAAAATGTATATTTTTTAATACTCTTCCACCTAAATAATCTGAATAATCAATTACGTTATTTACCTTTTCTGCAATATGTTCAGTATATCCAATACCTTTGTTCAACATTGTAGAAAGGTAATTGCTAAATTCAATTACTTGTTCTACTTGACCTGCCATGTAGTTAACGTATTCGACAAGCTTATTGACAATAGGCGATTCACTTTGAACGTTTTCAGTAATAGCCGACAATCCAGCTTTATTTTTAGAAATGCTTTCTTGAACGGACTGGAATTTCTTTTTAACCACTTCCGAATATTGCTGCATTTCTTGTCTTGTTACAAACTCATTAGCCATTTTTGGTGTATTTTTTTGAATAGTTTTAGTTTCTTGATTATTTATTTGGTATATTTTTACATCATTTCCAAAATTGAAACTTTCTGATATATC